GATCTTGAAACGACACTGCAAATCAAAACCGAAGCTATTTGTAGCGAAGAAAAAGGCAGTTTTGCAGTATCCGCTGATCTGTTGATGGAAATTGTAAAGTCTTTATCAGATGATTCTTTAGCTCTTAATTTTTCCGAAAAAGAATTGGAAATAGAGAGCCTTTCCGGTAATTATAAAATGGCTGTTGATGATCCAAAAGCATTTCCAGAAACACCACCTATAACAGAAGAAAACAGCAGCGTGATAGAAGCACATGTTTTGAATAAAGCGCTTACCAATACTTTTTTTGCCACAGGAACTGATGAATTAAGAGCAATGCTCACCGGAGTATGTTTTGATTTCAAGAAAGAATCACTTGTTTTTGTAGCTACCGATGCAAACAAACTGGTAAAATTCACCCGAAACGACATCAAGTCCGAAGTAGAAAAACAATTGATTATGCCTAAGAAACCAATAATGGTCCTTACTACTGCATTATCAGGAAAAGACGAAGAGGTAAGAATTGGTTTCAATAGTACTAACATTTCCTTTGAGCTTGAAAATACGGTAATGATCTGCAGGTTAGTTGACGCAAAATACCCAGCTTATGAAAATGTGATTCCAAAAGAAAACCCAAATACAATTGAAATAAGCAGAACAGAATTGTTACGAAGTATCAAACGTATTTCGATTTTTGCTAATAAATCATCCCATCAAGTGATTTTTGACAAAAAAGGAAACTCATTGACCATTTTATCTGAAGACAAGGATTACAACAACAAAGCAGTGGAGACACATACAATTGTAGGTGATGGTAATGATTTGAAAATAGGTTTTAATGCTCGGTTTTTGGCCGAAATGCTATCCAATTTAACTTCTGATAAAATAAAAATTGAGATGTCAGCTCCAAACAGAGCCGGAATCATTACCCCAATTTTAAAAGCAGATGAAAACGAAAATGAAAGTATTTTGATGCTGGTAATGCCCGTGATGATTGCTCAGTAATGATTCCTCATGTTGATGATTGTTATTTCTATAAACGAATAGACAATATTTTGATAGCAGTAAAAACCACCGGAGAAGAAGTTCCGGTGGTTAAATTCAAGCAAAAATTCATCGATTTACAAATTATAGATAAAGAGCCTTGGCAGTATATCAAGAAGTACATTGAAATGTTTCCGGAACTCGTGGAAATAATAGAATTAAAAACACAAACAGAACAATTAAAACTTTTTTAGGATGGTAATCGAAAAAATAAAAATAAAATTTTGGGAAAAAAGGAATAAGGAAAATAGCATAACTGGAACCGGTAAAAAGATAATTCTTTATACTCATGAAAAGCAAGATTTTTCTATTATTGAAATGGATAAAATAACGGAGTTTTTTAAGAATCTAAGATCATAAGTTATGGCAAAGAAAACTATAAAAGATTTAAGGCCGGGCGATACCGTTTGGTTCTTTTACAATGAAAATATTACTGAAGAGAAAATTTTTTCTATCAGTGTAGAAGGTATAAAAACTTCAAGGGGATTCGAATATATGTTGAAAAATGGTGATTTAACATCATGGGTTTTTAGAGGTAGTAAATCATCCAGTGGTTGTGATTTTTACCTAAATAAAATTGATGTGTTAAAAATTAGACACACAAAGTTGGAGAAAGATTTAGAAGCGACTTATGTTAGACAGCAAAAGTATTTTGAAAATATTGTTGAACAAAATAAATTGATATATGATTCTAATGTTGAAATCATTAATGAGTTAAAAAACAAATAGCATGGCAAAAGGTACCAAAACAAAAGTTTCTCCCTACACAGGTATAGGCTGGAATAAAATAAAGCAGAAGTGGAAAGCCACGGTTACAGCAAAAAGTGTGACGTATGATTGCGGTCATTTTGATGATGATAGAGCAGCAGCCAAAGCAAGGGATATGAAAATTATCGCTTTGAAATTGAATAAACCATTACAAATTTTAAAAAGTGTAGGATGAAACCAGGAACAGAATTAATCGCCATCGAGCGAAAAAGACAAATTGAAGAGTTAGGATTTGATTATTCCAATGACGATTTGTATGCTGACGAACAATTAGCAAAAGCATCAGCTATCTATGCATTGCCTAAAAAATACCGAGGGGAAGATTTAGATCCTTCAGACGATATTGAATACGATTCTTTAATAAATGTTATTTGGCCATGGAATAGAAGTTACTGGAAACCAACCCCAGAGGATAGAATCAAGGAACTTGTAAAAGCCGGAGCCTTGATTGCTGCTCAAATCGATTATTTACAAAACAATAAAAAGTAAATGAAAGCACTTTCAATAAAACAACCATGGGCGAGCCTTATTGCTCATGGTATAAAAGACATCGAGAACCGTACTTGGAAAACTAAGTTCAGAGGTAAAATTTATATTCATGCTTCAGCAAAATCAGCAGGAAATACGGCTTATTTACTGAATAAAGAACAAGATACTGACTTTGCTTTCAATACAGACAATTATAAAACTTTCGAAAGCAACTTGCCTTATTCAGCAATCATTGGAGAAGTTGAAATCGTTGATTGTGTTATTAATCATCCGAGCATTTGGGCTGAAACCACAGCAACATCTCAAGATGGAAATGAGATAGTTGAAAAACCAATTTACAATTGGGTGTTAGCGAACGCAAAACTATACGATAAACCCATTTTAAATGTAAAAGGGAAGCTTTCTTTCTGGGAAACGGACATAGATATCGTTGAATGTGTAGGTTGTAGTGATAAATTTGATGCAGAATTCATGCAAGAAGACAATGGAGGAGAAAAGTTTTGCGGTGACTGCTGGGAAGTATTATCCCCAATCATGGTGCAAGAAGCAAAAGAAAACAAATAATTGTAAATTTGTAAATATTTAAAATTCAATTACTTAGTCTTAAATTCTCCTAGCGTGGAGACAACCAAAAGCCATCCAATTACGGGGTGGCTTTTTTGTTTTTGAAACAAATTATATTCAAAAGGAATAAAAATTATTACATTTGTTTCATAATATTACCAAAAGAAACAAAACACACCATGAGTGAGAAAGTAATCGCATCGAGAATCATAGGAACTGAGCTAATAAGCTGGAAAGAGCTTGAATTCATTCAACAGGAAAACTTCAAAGAATGGGTAAACAATGGCGATAAAAAGCTAATGGAATCGATATTGAAATATCAGTTTGTTGATCCTTTCAAAGTATGGCAGCATGACGGAGTGAATTATTGCTTGGATGGAAGACATCGTTTCCTGGACTTACAAAAAGCATCGGAATCTGGTTATAATGTTCCGGAACTTTTGCCGGCCACATTTATAAAATGTAATAATAAAAAAGAAGCTGCTGAATTGGTTTTGGTTTATTCCTCTGCTTATGCAAAAATCACACAGCAAGGATTACTTGATTTTGTAAACAACTTTGATTTGGATTTCCCAGATTTGCAAAACATGATGAACATTCCTGATTTTGATAATATTGCATTCGAGGGAATGTTGAATCAAAGCGAAAATAAGACTGAAGCCATAGTTCCATCATCATTGAAAGATAGTTTTATATTTCCTCCGTTCTCAATCTTAGACACACGATCTGGAGTATGGCAGGATAGAAAAAGAAAATGGATTAGTCTTGGTTTCAACTCACAAGAAACCCGAGAAGATGTTGAACTAATTGCAAAAAGCGGTCAATCGACAGCAATCTATGAACTTAGAAATAAGATGCGCGATACATTGAACCGTGAGCCAACATGGGATGAAATAATAGATTATGCCAAACAAAAGGGAATGCATGTGTATGAGGGCGCGAGTATATTTGATCCAGTGCTTTGTGAGTTATCCTACCGCTGGTTTTGTCCTGAAGGTGGTAAAATATTAGATCCTTTTGCCGGCGGTTCTGTTCGTGGTGTTGTGGCCGGAGTACTTGGTTATCATTATGAAGGAATTGATTTGCGCCTGGATCAAGTAGAGGCCAATAGAAAACAATCTGCTTTATTGAGCCTTAAAAATGTTAATTGGAGTGATGGCGATAGTAATGAGGTTTTAGATAGGCTTTCAATGAATGCAGATTTTGTTTATTCATGCCCTCCTTATGCTGACCTTGAGAAATACAGCGACGATCCAAAAGACTTATCAAACATGGATTATGCTGATTTCAAAGAAGCTTATTTCAGTATCATTAAAAAATCAATTGAGCAATTGAAAGAGGACCGCTTTGCCTGTTTCGTAGTGGGTGATGTTCGCGACAAAAAAGGGTTCTATTACAATTTTGTGGGCGATACAGTGCGAGCTTTTGAAGAAGCTGGAGCAAAGTATTATAATGAAATTATATTGGTAAATGTGGTTGGTTCTTTGGCTGTTCGCGTTCGCAGACAGTTCAATGGTGGTCGTAAGGTTGGTAAAATGCATCAAAACGTATTAGTATTTTATAAGGGAGACCCAAAGAAAATAAAAGAAAACTATCCGGAATTAAACTTAGGAGAAGACTTGGAAGTGTTGGATAATCAACCCAATATTGCTCTGTAATCATAAACAGAGCAACCATGTTATTAAAAGAAAATTTAAAAAAAGGAGATAGCGTAACCTATCAAAAAGAAATCATGTACAAAGGAATGATAGAAGTAACATCAGAAATTGTTGCCATTGTTGGTAACCAAATGTTGCTGCTAAATGGTGATGTTCTTTGGGTAGTTTAACATCTAATTTTAATGAATATAAATAACGGTGGCTTCGGTCACCGTACCGGTTTAATTAAAGTTTTGCTTACTTTTATGCCATTGTAACAAAACGAAGTAAAGAAATGGCAAAAACTAACTATCAAATATTAATTGAAATGAGAGAAACCATTTTAGAATACTTAAACGAAGAAAAGACAATAAACGAAAAAGCTTTATTGGCTTATGAACCAAAACCAATAGCTGAACAGGATTCTGAAATACGCATTATGCGAGAAAAAGAAGCTATCAAACTTCGCGATAGAATTACAGAATTGAGCCGGCATATTGCCGTTATAAAACGTATGTTCCCAAACACATAAAAACATGGCTGGTACCAGAGCAAGCAAATTAGAAACTGAGAAACGTGTATTCACGATTCAAGGCTGGATTATCAATGGTATTCAAGACTATTTAATTCTTAAAAATATAGAGCAGGAATGGGGCGTTTGTCGTAGACAGTCTAAGAACCTATTACAAAAAGCATATAAAATTTGGCATGAAGACCAGGAAGCGAGTGTAGAGCAAAAAAGAGCACTCCGAATTGCCGAACTAAAACAAAACATCCGCTCGATGAAGGATCAGTACAAAGGCACTCCACAAGGAATGACTGCTGTAAATCAAATTCAAAAAGAGATTAACAAATTAGAAGGTATTTATCCAGCTACACGCCATATACTTCAAGGCGATAAAGAAAATCCATTGGTATTAACAGACCCAACCGATGCAGAGGCCAGAGATAAAAGAATTGCTGCATTGATAGCTAAGGCATTGAACAAATAATTAAAAACTTTTTTTTGCATAAATAAGAACATATTTTATTCGTAATGAATAAAATATGTTACTTTTGATAAGTCAAAAATAGGCGGGCATAGCCTCGATGCGAAGGTGCAACGTAGTAATACGAGGACTATCTGTCTGACAGCTTGGAAAGACAAGCAAAACGGGAGTAAAAGGGTAGTGTGATGATTTACGGTTGGCTAGGGCAAACTAGAAAGTGTAAGTAAGTAGCATTATGTTGTTGGTTCGATTCCAGCTACTCCACAACAACCACGAAGATCGAAAACATAGCTGAAGGAGTTTCAATAGTACGTTATTTTAAAGTTCAGCAAAAGGCCAATAATTCCAAACGTATATGGGGAATTCCTTTCGTTATCAGAGAAGCCGTTTCCTTTAGGTTAAAAGTGAAAGAGTGATCCGGATTAATAGCTCAGTTGGTAGAGCAGTGGACTGAAAATCCATGCGCACAGGTTCGATCCCTGTTTAATCCACAAAACATTTTGAAACATAAAATCAATTCACCCCGATAAGTCGGGACATGGAACCATTCGGGTTGTTAAAGCTCGTAAAATCATTACATGATACGTGAATTAATGGGGGTTTTTCGAGTAATTATCCAGTATAACGTAGACAATCTGAGTTGTATAGCGTTGGATGCCGGAAGAGTTTGAACTCTCTTTCTTCATTCTATAAAAAATCAGATGTGAATTGATTTTGTTTTAAAACTAAACCTCAAAATAGCTATGATTGATATTGTAAATGGACGTGTGTTTGTAGAAGGAAGAGAAACTGTAAATCCAGAGCTTATTGGACTTGCTATTTTAGATTTAGCAGAAGAAGCTCAAAATAGTGTTTTTCATGCTGTTTCGGATAATAAACTATTATCAATAATTAACACGGAAGTTGAATTAAGACAACTTAATGAATTAATACAAAATGAAATGCCAATACTTGAATCTGGGATTTGTGAATATCAATTAAGTTTCAATATCAACTGGCCCTCTTCTCAAATGTTATGGAACTTAATACAAATGATTAAATCAGGTAAATTAATTTTAACAGGTAAACAATGAACTTCTTAAACTCAATAAAAAGAAAGTTATTGATTCGTTTTCATTACCTAATCCGAAAGCGCAATCATAAAAAGCAAGTAGAATCTATCATCAAAAAACACAGCCTAAACGATCCTGCAGAACAGCAAAAGATTATTGACCAATTTGTATTAATGCAAAAAAACAAACGGGCTTTTGGGCGTAAAACTCAGGAACAAATCAGGGATAAAGTTCGGTTCATGATTCATTATAAATTAATCAAAGTAGTTGAGTAATGGAAAATCCAAACATAAAAACAAAAGTTGTGCATTCTCAATCAAAAGATGCTTGGAATGTTGTCGGAACCGGTTTACCTGGTAAGTACAAAATAGCTAGAATTCCATACGTTTTATGTGGAAATGATATAATTGATACTAAACAAAAAGCCGAAGCACTTCAACACGCTGAATTTATATCATCATGTTTCAATAAGTCAGATAGTTTAACGGAATTGTTGAAAGATATATAGTGATGGAAATAGAAACATTTACATGTATAGAGGTTACAAACGAACCACATATTTGGGCTATAGATTTGTTTGAATGTAAAAAAGAAATGGGACCTGTGATTCCTGAATTTGTCTTAGTTTCTAATAGTTACAATGATGACGATCAGTTAGATTATGTAGACCATACTTTGCGGGATACAGAACCAGAAAAAACAATAGATGGAGTTAATGGTGGAATTTCCGATTCTTATAAAGAAGTTGGTTTCTGGAGGATTAAGAAGTTCAAATAAAATAGCAAGTTATGGAAAGCGA